AAAATACTTTCGCCCAATGTACTGTCGTTCGTTGGACTGATTGGTAATTTTATAAACAAAACCCCAGTTGTCCCCAATAAGGCTCCCATCAAACACGGTGCCCATATATCTCCAAGGGTTTGGGTAACTCTCTTCCACACTTTCATAATATTACTTAAAATATTTAGGGTTCGTCAAATAACACTTCGTTGATGTATAAATCTGCCCACCTGTCACCAAAATACTTGGCAAGAATACGTCTAGTTTTGTCATTCAACTTCTGTTTTTTACAATAGTTGATCTGACCTTCGTATCTACTCTCTGCTCTACTGTAATCCATAGTGGATTTCCACACAGCACTAACAAATGCATCAAGATATTCATCAACAACTTGACAGAATGTGGTTCTGTCATCATCTGTTTCTAGTCTTGCAAACTTACAGTAAGGAGAGAAAATATCACCCCACTGAGGCATGTCTCTGTTGTTCTTAAAACTGTAATATCTGCTGATATCTGCAATCTCATCATAAACTGGTGACATTATACCATCAACAGGAGAAATGTCTGTGATAGCAGCACTACAAATATTGTTATTGGCAACAATATCTGCTCCAAAAATAGGAATATCAAAGTCAGGTTCGGGATACCATATGCAATGTAAGATATCTAACTTACCTAATGATGCAACTTCTAAATGTACTTTACGAAGTCCAGTGCAACTGAACATTTCGTTCTTAATACTGAGATTACCATCCTCAGTTTCCTTATAAACTTGTGCGAACTCGTCGTCAACATCAAATGGTTCTACATTAGGTAGAGTTTTTTGATGTTTTCGTATGATTTTTGCCAAGTCATCGATCATTAATCCCATGGGTCTGGTATTTGAATTTCATTGCTTGGAGAAACCATGCGTCTGTCAGACACTTTGGTCCGTGCATGATTATTCTCGCTTGTTTGTCTGTTACGCTCGGGTCTTGTAGTGCCCTTACCTTCCAACCAGGCAAAGAATTTGTCATCTAACTTACTTAGTATACTGCGGATCGACATAACCTAGATTGAGAGAAATTCTGTAGTCTTTGGATGGCATAGAACTTGCATGAAGTGTCAGTCCATCGAAGACAACTGCTCTGCCTTTCTTTGGAGTAACTCTATCTACAATTTCCCTACTCTTATTGAAAAAGAACGTATCACCGTCAGCATCATTGACATAATATAAGATCACAGTATGTGGGATCTTCATGTCAACATGCATATTGTTATGTAGTGGAGCATCATTTATAGGAAGATACAACCCAAATCTCATGCGATATAAGAAGTTTGGATTGAGACCTGCCACATCACTTGCACATAAACAATGTGCTGATATGAGATTTGCAATGCCAGACTTTGGTTGATACTCATTCAACGCAAGGTGTGACATAGAAGGGTTCTTGGGTTTATTCATCGCCCCAGTAATAGCTTCTTCTCTCTTATCGTAAGTTGCATCTGGTAAGAATGACCACATAAAGGTTGGGTCAGTACACATATCATGTAGTTGATCCTGCATTACTACAGGCATCACATCATCAATCACCCTCATAGTTGGAACCCAGCAAATGTGTCCTTCTTAACGTCTTGTTTGATGCTACCAATCAAGTAACTCTCAACCTCAGTCTCCTGTGGTGCTACTTGCATACCCTTAGAAGACAACCAGTGCTCTGTCCAAGGCAGAGGATTGTTGCTAATAGGGGTGTCAAAGATTGCCTTCAGTCCAATAGACTTAAGACGACGGTTTGCAGTCCATTCAACATACTTAGCAAGCAGTTTGTCATTGAGACCGATGATAGAACCATCTTTGAACAGGTATTCTGCCCATAGTTTTTCTTCATCAACACACTGCTTGAACATGTTGTAGACATTTACCTCTTCTTCTTTGGCAATTTCTACCATGTCAGGGTCATCACCTGCCTTCCACTTGTTCAGAATATTCTGAGTGATGGTCATGTGTTGACTTTCGTCTCTCGCGATGAGTCCGATAATCTTAGCACTTCCTTCCAGAAGTTTAAGTTCCCCGAATGCGAAAGAGCAAGCAAACGAGACGTAAAATCTAATTCCTTCCAGGATATAGACATTAGCGACCGCTCGATATAGTTTTCTTTTGAGTTCATAGAGTTCGTTTTGTGCCATAGGAACGCCATCAAGTTGGTGTTCCCACATGTTGCCAGACCCATAGGTCTGTGCTGCCTGCAAGAACTCATCATAAGCATGAGTTACTGACTGTGCTCGTGAGAGGATCTTCTCGTCGTCTAGGATCTTGTCAAAGACTTCAGAGGGGTCAGCATATACATTCTTGATAATGTGGGTGTATGAGCGACTGTGGACCATTTCCATGGTCTGCCAGATATTCATAGCACCTTCTAGTTCAGGGAGTGAACAGTAAGGCATAAAAGCCATCCCAGGACCACGCCCTTGTACAGAATCCAAGAGGATTTGGTATTTAAGGTTACTAGTGAAGATGTGCTTTTGTGCTGCATTAAGTGTCTGATAGTCGGCACGATCTTTTTGCAATGATACTTCTTCTGGACGCCAAAAATAACCTAGTTGTTGCTGTGTCAGTTTATCAAATACAGGGTACTTGAATTTGTCGTAGCGTTGGACCCCAAGAGGGGGTCCAAAGAACATCTTTTGTTTTGTGCTGTCTACTTGGGTGGTATTGAATACCGTCATCCCTTTTACTTTGCTACGCATAGGTTCACTTGTTCTAAATTTTGCAGCTGTCACAATCTTCTTCCTCTGTTTCTAGAATTTGGGTAAGTAGGTCCGTAATTGATTCTTTCTTCTCCTCTGTTAGTTGTGGTTCATCACTCTTGATATCATATGTATTCTGATAATAAGAAGTCTTCCAACCATACTTGTAGGTTTTCAGAAGATCACCTGCCATGACAGAAACTGGCACCTCATTGTTGTCATAGTTCTCTGGATTATAACTCCAGTTGCCTGAAATTGCTTGATCAAAGAACTTCTGCATAGCAGCGACAACTTTGATGTAACCATCGTTGTCCTTCATGTCCCAGAGAAGAGTGTAGTTATTTTTGAGACTACCGTACTGAGGAACGATCTGTTTGAGCGGTCCCTTTTTGCTTTTCTTAGTGGACAAAAAGGCTCTAGGTGGTTCAATTCCATTTGTTGCGTTTGACACAACGGAACTGCTCTCTGATGGCATCTGAGCAGACAATGTTGAGTGCCTAAGACCGTGGGTGGTGATAGATACTCTAAGACTTTCCCAATCATAGTTCAGTTCTGCTCCACAGAATTCATCAATGTCACGCTTGTAAGTGTCGATTGGGAGGAGACCGTCTGCATACTTGGTGCGATGGAAATATTCACACTTGCCCTTTTCTTTAGCGATGGTGTTGCTTGACTTGAGAAGGTAATATTGGAAAGCTTCAGACAACTCGTGGACGAGTTTCCATGCTTTTGGATCGTCATAGTGTTCTCCTTGTTTTGCTAGGTAATGTGCCAGACCAATATAACCAATGCCAAGAGAACGACGTGCTAGCGTACTCTTTTTAGCAGCAGCAACTGGATACTCTTGGTAATCAATAAGTTCTTCTAGACCACGCACAGCGAGATCACAAAGTTCTTCTAGATCATCTAGTTTAGTAATCTTGCCTACGTTAATAGCAGACAAAATACAGAGAGCAATCTCACCACCACCATCAATATGTTCTAGTGGTGTGGTAGGAAGTGTAATCTCCTGGCAGAGATTAGACATATTCACCTTATCTTTAAAAGACGAATGCTCATTGCAGTGGTCGATGTTCATGATGTACAAACGACCAGTCTCTGCTCTCTCCTTCAGGAGGTCCAGAAGAAGTTCTTGACCGCCAATAGATCGCTTTGGAATTGATCCATCAAGTTCATACTGGCGATAGAGATCATCGAACTCAGGAGTGCCAAAAGCATCATACAAACCAGGAACGTCGTGTGGACTGAAGAGTGTGATTTCTTCGTTGTTGATGAAACGTTCGTAGAATAGTTTGCTGATTTGAATTGAGTAGTCGAGTTTTCTGACACGGTTATCTTCTGTTCCTTTGTTGTTCTTTAAGACAATGATGTCTTCTATTTCTTGGTGCCAGATTGGGAAGTGGACAGTCGCGCTTCCGCCTCGTATGCCATTTTGAGTGCAGCATCTGACAGTCGCCTCAAATTTTTTGAGGAATGGAACAACACCTGTGTGTTGAACTTCGCCGCCTCGGATTTTACTGTTGATGCCCCTGATGCGACCCGCGTTGATACCGATACCCGCCCTTTGTGCAACATACTTGCCGATAGCCATATCAGAAGTAAAGATGCTATCGAGGGTGTCATCAGCATCAACAAGAACACAGCTAGCAAATTGTCGAAGTGGAGTTCGCACCCCTGCCATGATAGGTGTGGGAATGTTGATTTTGTGCTTGCTGATTGCGTTGTAGTATTTTCGGACATACTCCAGTCTCGTTTCCGTTGGATAGTTTTGGAAGAGAGTTGTAGCAATCATCATATACATGTACTGAGGTGTCTCATATACCTCACCACTACTACGATCTTGAACCAAATACTTATCTACTACCTGACGCAAACCTGCGTAGGTAAATAGCATGTCTCGGTCATGATCGATCCAGGAATTGATCTTGGACCACTCTTCGTAACTATACTTATCTAGGATTTCTCGATCGTAGACACCCTTCTCAACACAACTGTAACAGTGATCCAACACAGAGGGATAACTCTCAACCCACTTAGGTCCAAAGACTTGCTTGTTAACACCATACAAAAGAAGACGTGCTGCAGCAAATTGATAGTTAGGATTATCCAGACTGATGAGGTCGCTAGCAGAGCGTACAAGGATCTCTTGGATGTCCTTAGTCTCAATACCATCAAAGAACTGCAGACCTGAGTTCATTTCGATCTGAGAGGCGCTCACACCGCTTCCAAGACCCTCACATGCCTCTTCCACTACCTTATGAATTTTGTCGAGGTTCAGACCCTCTACAACGCCATTACGCTTCTTTACTTTAATTCCAACTCCGTTTGTCATACTTTTTTCCAGTCGTTAAATTTGAGGGTTGCGGTTAGTCCCTGGTAGACGTTCGATTGTACCAGGGTTTGTACATCATGTCCAGCAAGATGCATGTCATTGATGTCTTTTTGTTGTATATTCTTTGGCCAGATGACTACCTTATCTCCTCGGTCAATGACTTTGGAGATCCTTGCGACGATTTCTCGATTGCGTGGTTCGTTATCAAATACCCAAATATGATCGCTCCAACCAAGCGACCGAATATCAGCATCGGACCCAGCCATAGCAACTGAGTTTTTGAGAAAGGTCGCATCAAATGGTCCTTCTACGATATAAATTGGTTCGTTTGTTTTTACTCTATCCTGTCCAAAGATCTTGGGTTGTTCCTCGTCCAGCATGATCGTGATGTATCTTAGTTTTGCCTTAGGGGCGAGCGATCTGCCTTGGTATCCAAAAAGGTTACCTTGTTTGTCTTTGAATGGGATGATGATGCGTGGACTGTCTTGTCTTAAAGTATCAAATGTCTTCTTTTGTTTGTTTGTCCACTCTTTAAATTTGGGACAGTAATAGAAGTAATCGAGATCTTTGATACCTCGGTTTTCAAGATAGACACGCGCTGGGTGAGAAATATTTAGCGAAGAAATCTTCTCTAAACCTGTATCACGTTTTACAAATTTTGGTTCTTTAAAATCAAATTTTGGACTGGGTGTTGCAGTTCCCTTGCCAGTGCTACCTTCCTTGAATTTCTCCATGATGTATTGCTCATAGAGATGTTGATCTTGATCTTTCAAGAAGTTAGCAAGTGACCTTCCTACTCCACAATTGTGACATTTGTATGTGAAATTGTTCTTGATCTTAAACAAATATCCCCTCGCCTTGTTCTTCCTCTTCTGACTATCACCACAGTAAGGACACCTGAAATTGTACAGGTCTGCCTTCTTGCGTGAGAAGAGGGTAAGACGGGGGGATACTAGTTGTATGTACTTAACGTCAAGAAAACTCACGAACAGGCATTACCACTGATGATATACTACCAGAGGATACCTGCGGTGTCAATACGCGAAGGATTGGTGGGACCACTTGCAAGACTGTCACTAGAGTTGCAAGGACAGCACCAGCGCCAACAACAAACTTCTGATTGCTGTCAACTTTCTTTTGAATACGATCAATTCTCTCGTGGAGGATCTGATGGTTCTTTTCTTCCTGTTCTTTTAACTCATCAATCATTTTGATGATGAGAGAATCAGTTCTTTCACTTTCATCTAAACGATTTTCGTGGCGTTCTAAAATAACAGCAATCTTGTTACTGTTATCCGAGATAGTCCCGACTGCTTTTTCGAGTTTGTCGAGCATCTGTTGAGATAGGTCTTCATAAATGTTGAGCTTACTTTCAAGGACCGCTAATTTACCTAGACCAAACGCCATGATTAGACATTCTTGATTGCGAAATCCAGTGCAGATTGATAGGTCGAAGCGTCCTTATTCAACATGTATTGGAATTGCTGCTTGTGGGTATCATCCAACTGCGCGTAGCAAGCAGCAATACGCTTAGCAGAAAAGTTATCTAGGTTTTGTACACCACCATCAGCGAACTGGATCTTAGCAAAGGATCCTTCGCCCTGGGGATTGAGTTCAGCAGTTGCTACATCTAGTGCAACTTGGATTACATCTTGGTTTTCAGTCATGATTTCGGTAGTCACTTCAGTTTCCTCTTTCTTGAGTTTCTTAGTTTGAGTTGCTGCCTTCTTTTTGAAGTCAGACAAACGTGCTTTCATGAGCGTATCCATTTCTTTGGACTTACGCATCATCTTTTCTTTTGCTTCACCACGCTTCTTCTGAAGATCTTTCTGACGATTGAGCTTCTTGCCTTGGGTGATTTGCTTTTGTGCTCTCTCAGTATCAGTAGACAGAGCTTCGGTTACGTTAGTTTCTTCTTTCATCTTTCTTTTTTGGATACGGTCGAAGAGAGAGCGAGCGCCTTTAGTACGCCCATCCACTTTTTCATTATTTTTCTTATACTTACGATGCTGCTTAGGATTGACCATGACAAAAGCGGGTGGTAACTGGAGACCAGAACCATCGCCAGCAGAATTGATCATTTCATTTAGATTAGGTTCAGTTCTTTCAGACATTCCTCGTCAACATCCTCGTTAAGTGTTAGTGGTAATCTATTTAGAAACAACATAAACGCCTTAATTTGACGCCAGTATGTCGCTTCTGTTTTATAAAATAGCAGCGGTGTTGCTGCTTCGCCAAATACATTATACAACACAATTACATGATTTAGAATGAGATGTGTTTTAAGTTCACCCGTCGTCTCGTATCTTCTAAGCAGTCTCTTGATATACTTGAAGCGTTTGATGTCTTCTTCAAAGTCTGCATAGGTAACAGACGACGGGTTATTGTAATTTTGAATGGCAAAGAATAACCAGTTATCTGGTGTCAATTCAGCGAAATTCATTCAGATCATGAAGTGGTTACAACTGCGGTAGCAGAGATGACTTCCTTAGCACCAGTGCTGGAGTTAATCTTGACACGGTAGGAACCAGCATCAGTTGCAGCATAAGATGCAATGTCAAATGTGGTGCTAGTAGCGCCAGAAACGTTTGCCCATCTATTGCCAGACTTCTTCTGCCACTGATAAGTGAGAACAGAAGCGTCTCCAGGTGGAGTTGCGATAGCAGCAAGGGTGAGTTGTAGTGCAGCACCAACAGCAACTGCAGTATCTGCAGGTTGAGTGTTAATGGTGATGAGAACTGCAACGTCTGCTGCCTGTGCATCGTCTGCCTGGGTCTCGTTAGCGTTGGTGTCACCACCTGCAACGAAGACTAGTTGCTCTGCCTTGTGACGAGTAGCACCTGAGCTATCAGTATAGGTGTAATAAGACCACCAACCAGGAGCGTTTAGACCACGCTCTTTATTTGCTTCGAGTGCTGCCTCGGTTTCATCAATATAGAGGGTTGTTTTTGCTTGACTTGACGCCGCAATGCCCACACCAGCTTTGGTTTTGTTTGCATTGCTGTCAGTTCTTCCATAAAGGGACATTGACGTGTGCTCCGATAGTTACTATTATCTAAGACTTATTTATATCTCAGGCTTCCTCACGGTTGTTGATTGCTTGTTCAACAACTGCAAGTAGTTTATCGTCCATGTCTGTCTTGGTTAGAGTTACTGCCTTCTTCAGAATGACTAGGCAGATCTCAATCATTTTTTCACCAAGTTCCTCGTTCTCAGGAATTTTAGCGACGGCATCTTTAATAATTTTTGATGCTAGTGGTAGTAGAAATGCGAGCATGATTTGATCCTCAAATGAGCTCTACTATTTATTTCTCCCACTCATCCAAGATGTCAGTAAGTTTTGAAACGAACTGTTTGAAAGTCAACAATGTGCCAGAACGATAGTCGCGACGTGCCTTTTGAACACCAGTCTCGAAAGATTCTTTTTGAACTTTCTTTTCAGGCAATCCCTTATGCTTAGTCGATGCAAACTTTTTTACATCGCCCTTCTTCATGCTGGAAGCAACTTTGGCAACCTCAGGCGACGACGCTCCCTCACCTTTCTGAGCAGCTCGGACCATACCCATAAATTTCTGTTGCTTTTTGGAGACTGCTTTCTCCGCAATGACGAGATCAGGATGTCTTGCATACAAGGGACCTTGATAATTACCAGCGAATACACTTTCATTCGTTGTCTTAGTCACCATGCCCTTTTGTCCATCATCGACGGTGGGCATGACTTCTACATTACCTGTCTTCTTTTTAGATTTAGACTTTCGTTCCTTGTCCTTGCAACCACATTCCTCTCGGAACTGTTTGAAGGATTTCATTTCTTCTTCTTACCCATCGCAATGATCTTGGTGACCTTCTTACGACGTGCGTGTAGATACTTGTCAGACTTATCTACATCACCATCGTTGTCGATGTCAGCATCTGCTTTACCAACTGGATCTAGTTTCTTCTCAGTTAGTTCAACTTCCTCTTTCTTAGCAGTACGTGCTGATTTTTTGAATGCATCTTTAGCAGGATAATCTTCGCTGCCTGGTTTTGCAGGTGCCTCACCACGCTTTCTCTTAGCATGGATGTTAGCATAGAGACCTTTCTTTGCTTCTTCTAGTTCTTCACCCTCATGGGTTACTTCATCACCTGCCTTGACACAGTTGTCAACTGTCTTACCACCCTTTTTCTTAGTGCCAGCAAGTTTGTATCCCTTCCAACATGCCTTGCCGTCTAGACCTTTTGCTTTCTCGATGACATAAGTCTCACCATCGATCTCATACTCTTCACGCTCTAGAACTTCTGGAGCAGCAAGTTGTGCTTTAGCAGATGGTTTCTTTGCCTCTTTCTTTTTGATAGAAGTCTGCTCAATCTCAGCACCGTTAGACTGAGGATCCATGCCATCAAATGGTGCCTCATGTAGGTCAGGCATTTGTGTGCCTTGGAAGGTATCACCTTCTTGCCAATTCTTGAAAGATTCCATCAACGCTGACGAAAACTCGTCATTGTTTTCTACAGTATTAACAGGCTTAGGATACTTCATCGTTTAAAAGGGAGGTTCTTCTCGTATTATTTATAGATCTAATGTTCTTAATCCACTCTCGGAACATGTTACCTTCTTCTGAGATAACAATTGCGTAGTTACCACCTACTCTGTGGATATGTCCTTTGTCTCCAGTACGTGATGACATAACAGCATCACCTTCTTTGAATACTTCTTGCTGTCTTTGTTGCTGCCGAAGTGCTTCTTCTCGTAGTTTCTTAAAATCCTTCATTTAAAATTCTTAGGTAGCGCGTCTTTAATCTCTTGCATGAGAGCGCGACAATCACGATCATTTAATGCTCTAGGAATACCCTTTCTGAATGTATCAAAGTCGTTAGCATGTGCTGCACGTCTCATCTTAGTTCCAGAAATGGCAAAGGTATCACCATCAGCGTCTCTACTTCCAGATGATTGAATATCAATCTTCCTGAATGAAAACTCAGTTCCGTTGTATTTATGAAGGAACTGCATGGCAGAAACCCTGTCAGAACCTACTAAAAATACAACCTCATTATAACCTGCAAGCATAAGATCTTGCAAGATAGCAACAGGTTGTTTGGGACCAGAATAGATTTTCCCTTTATGTTCTGGGAACATCTTATTCATGTAAAACAATTTACGATCTGGTGGCAATGGGTTGCTACCTTTCTTATCTACTGTCTGTGAAATATAAATGCGATAGTCATGTGTACCTGCTGCTTTCTTTACGCCAGCAAAGTTTTCTTTATGACCAGTAGTAGGTGGTTGAAACCTACCAAATGTGAAATAGCAAGTCTTACAATTTAACGCCATTGCTTCTGTAGAGTGAAGTTGTTGTATGCAAACTCCAAGCGGTTGACAAACTTAATCATGCTGCCATCTTTGTGCAGGACATACCCTTCAGGAGTTGTGACCTTATATCCCTTATCTGTCTGGACATAAGTCCTGAACTCTTCCAGGTGGTCTAGTTTATCTATAACCATTTGCTTGACTGCCTGCAATTCCTTGTACAGTGCAAGCATTGCTTTGAACTTATAGACATTATCTACAACATAATTCTGACTGCCATATACAAGATTTCTTTTTGCTGTCAGATTTTTTACAGTCTTGATCTTTGCAAGTTCTTTGTTTGTTTTCTCTTCGTAGAAGTTGAGCATTTCATACATCGCTTCGTCTACGTTAGCAATAGTACGAGCATTCTTAATCTCACTATTGAAGAACTGCTTTAGATATGATGCAATGTGAAACTTCTTATCTCCTGTATTTCCAGTAGCATCAACCAACTCATCTAAGAAAGGACCACAAATCATACACATGCGTTCAATCTTTGAAATGTATCTATCAAATGTGCTCATCTCTGCTTTGGAAAATCCAACTCGATGCATAGGTGTATCATTCTGTACAACCAGAGCATCTGCTGATCCTTTTACTTTAGCGCCAGCTCTTGCTTGCATGTCAGCAACTACATCACCAGTGTAATGGGTATGAAATACCACACCAATCTTCGATCTACCTGCTGCTCTCCCAATCGGATGGTCAACGGGTATACCGTAAGTAATCGTATTGGGTCTGAATGTATACAACTCTTCTCCATTAATTTTTTCTCTCTTAATATCAGATGTGAACAGAAGGTCTCCCTGAACTACACCTTCTATACCAAGAGTAGAAAAATATCTCAGAGAGAACTTTAGTTTCTCCGCCAGATCTCCTTCATACCAACCATCAATTTGTTCTTCGCTGTAGCACAACTTAGGATTAGTCTTTGCGAATACAGATTTAGTGCCAACAAAAAACATCCCTGTCTGAGGATCT